GCTTCGGGTCAACTAATCCGGCTGCGATAACAACGTGGTACGAGATCAGTGCGGTTGGCGCGAACGGCTCGATCACGCTGACCGGCTCGGCTGGAACGATCGCTAGCGCGACCGAGTATGTGATCGAGGAACTGCGCGCAGTTCTTACTACGACCAATTCGGTCGCAACCAATGGCGGCTTGTTCGTCGCCAAGGGTCTGCGTATTGAGAACTTCATTCTTGGCGGCACGACAATTCCGGCTGCGACTACGGAGGACAACATCCGTGCGGTCTACAGGCTGCGCGATGCTGCAACCGTAACTAACACCGTATCAGCCGGTCTAGCAATCGTTCCGCGCACGTCGTTTCAGCAGCATGACGTTTATGTGCTCGATGGTGCGGCTACGACTGCGCGTGTTTTTCGTTACAACATTCGTGCAGCGCTTACTCTGACGGCAGGTGCCGCAACCTTGACCGCTGGCACCGACTTGACTGTCACGGGTACGCAGACCGTCACCGGGAACATCTCGCAGAACAACAACGGCCGAGTGTGGACAGCGAATCACGGCCCTGGGGCCGGTGTTGCATGCCTCTACTTCGTCACTGCTACGCGAGTCTGTCGAGCACCGCTCTCGGGTATCACGGATGGCTCGACGGCGTTTGTTGCTGACAGCATGCTTGAAGTGCCGCCCGGTGGGACAAACACTTTCACTGCAACGGCAACAATGGCAGCATTTGACGGATCAGACTCTTTTGACCGTCTTGTTGTCGCAACCAGTAGTGGTCGTATCTATACGACGCAGTATCGGACAGATTCCGGGCAGTTTGAAGGAATCGGGAATGTTGCTGTAACGCAGACCGACCAAGCCTCGGCAAGCGCAGGATCGTTGCCCTTCCTACACGCACCGGCTTCGACGGTGACGCCCTTTGTTTGGACGGAAGCGGGGTATCTGTTCTATGCGCTGGCTGGCACCACTAATGTCAGCAACTTCCTTTACATTCTGCCGCTCGGAGCGGATTGGAACTATGCGGCGACGACGGCTCAGCGCGTCATCTTCCCGCGCATGAATCTCGGGCAAGCCGCGCAGCGTTTTTATCGGGTGCTCGTAAACGCCGCAGGCAACTTGGGTAGCAGCGCATTCGGCAAAGTCTGCGCGGGTTTCCGCGTCTACGTCCGAACCGCTGGAATCGATGACAACTCAGGCGCGTGGACACTGGTTCCGGCGAACGGCGATCTCTCGGGTCTCGGCTCGGTCAGTGAAGTGCAGTTCATGGCCGAGTTCCAATTGCTGACAGACATTATGGTGCCCGCTCGCCTAATGAGCATGGCACTGGTCTACGAGACCCCTGATCCCCTGCCGTCGCAGTACCGCTGGAACTTCGGCGACTTCAACACAAGTAACGGAACCTTCGCATGGGTTCAGAGCACGCCGTTTGGCGGCACTCTTGGGGCTCATACCATCAACATCTTACGGGCGGATACCAACGCACTCGTGCTTACGCAGTCGAGCGGCAGCACGACCAACGGTACATTCGAGTTCTGGAATGGCTCAGCATGGGCGGCGGGTCTCGGCTTCGACGTGATCGGCACTCGCCGTCGCTTCGTGCCTACTGGCTCGCTCCCTGGCGGTGTGCCGCTTTACGCGACGATCAGCGTAGGCTAGCGCCATGCTCGAAGCTGGCGGCGCAAGTGCGCAGCTAACGCGCGACACGGGAACCCCCAACGCAGTCCAAGGGCAACAAGCCTTTGGTTCTGCGTTGCAGGGGGCAAACCTGCTTGTAGGTTTGCCGACGACCGTCGTTGCGCAGGCTGGAAACGAGGCAGCGCAGTTCAATCAAACGGTAGCGGACACATCGCTATCGCCGAACGCGCTCGCGCACGCGCAAGTCTTCGCGGCGACGACGGCAAGTGGAAGCCGGAATGTCGATCCGAATGCGCTAAGCCACGCGCACACCCTAGCAGCATCGAGTGTCGGCGCATCGGGGGCACTGTCTACTGCGTCGCTCGCGCATGTGCAAACGCTGTCGGTCCCGAGCGCAAGCAGCCAACAAGTCGTCGCCTCAAACACGCTCACGCACACGCACACCATCGCTGTTCCTGCGGTAAACACCGGGCGGTCGCTGGTGTCCGCTACCCTGACGCACGCGCACACGATCGAGTTGCCGAGTTTTACCGCTGCTCAGCAGATCGCAGCAGCGAGCCTCGGGCACAGCCACGAGATCGCGCAACCGTCCGTCAACACGCCGCGCACCCTGGCCCCTGCGAGCGTGGCACACGCGCATATCCAAGAGATTCCGCTGCTACCGCAAGGCTGGCCGGTTTCGCCAGTGTCAGTGACGCACAGCCAGAGTTTCGACGCGGCTGCACTGGTTTACAGGCTGACTATTGATCCTGACGCGATCTATCACGAGCAGCCGATCGGCCTTCCAAATCTGACTCGCGGCTCGACGCTCGGGCTCACGCCTGAACAGGTTTGGGAGTACGAGATCGTGCCGGGCGTCAGCGCAGCGAAAATGTTGCGCGAGCTTTGGCTCATGCAAAGTCTGGACATCAACAACCCGCTGCACGTTGCACAAACGAGCCGTCAGGTTGCCGACATTACACAGACGATCAGTGAGCAATCTGGCACTGTGACTATCACGAGGCAGTGATGTTGAACTCGCGCGCTATCGCTGTGCAAGGCGTGGGTTTCGGCCCACGTCTGCTTGCGGTTCAGGGGTTCTCCGCTATTCGGGCAGTGGAGCCGCCAGTTGACATCGTTCCCTACAGCAGCGGTCGGTTGGTGCGACCGGACGCGAAGCGTAAGCGCCGCGATCAAGACGATGATGTGCTGCTGTTCATGTTGCATTAACGAAATCGGAACGTACAGGCGCTCGCGCCTTTCGCGGCAATAATTGCAGAATGCGGTCACGATATGAAAGATGAAGCGATGACTCACGACGACAAGGTTGCATGGTTGAAACTTCTTGGCGTGTGGGCGGCTGCTGTCGCGTCGTCGATTACCTTGCAGCATCTGTTGATGTTCGTAACGCTCGTCTACACCCTGCTACAGGTCTACATACTGGTGCGAGACAAGATCATCAAGAAGCGTGAGCAGAAAGAGAACCAAGAGTCGCCAGAGCACCGGGATTGATTGCATACGCAATTGGACCGGACACTGGATCGTAAAACTATCACCTAAGATGCACAGCCATGAAAACTTGGTTCACTATCAAAGCACTTGCCGATGACTCGGCCGAAATCTCGATCTTTGATGAGATCGGGATGTGGGGCGTCAGCGCCAAGGACTTCATCAACGACTTCCGCAAGGTCAACGCGCAGAAGGTCACGTTGCTTATCAACTCGCCTGGCGGATCGGTATTCGACGGCCTGGCGATTTACAACGTGCTTCGTCAGAGCAAGGCTGACGTCACCGTTAAGGTGATGGGCCTCGCGGCTAGTGCTGCGTCGTTTATTGCAATGGCCGGCAAGAAGATCGTGATGCCGAAAAACGCCTTCATGATGGTCCACAACCCCATCAGCGGCATTTTTGGCAACTCGGATGAAATGCGGAAATGGGCCGACACAGTTGACAAGTTCACGTTGTCGCTAATCGGCATCTACGCCGCGCGCACCGGCAAGAGCGAAGACGAGATCAAGGCACTTCTTGACGCCGAGACGTGGATGACTGCCGACGAGGCTGTCGAACTCGGCTTTGCCGATGAAGTCGAGCCCGAGATGCGCATGGCCGCGCTGTTCGAGACTGAGCGCCTGCCTGAGAACATTCGTGCTGCGTTCGCACCGGCCGAGCCCGCGCCGCAGCCTGTGCAAGAGCCCTCGGCCACGCTCGCAGAGCAGATCGAAGTGCTCGCCAAGGCCGCGGGCTTTGCCGACTACGCGCCAGTCTTTGCGGTGAACGTAAGCAGCGTTGATGACGCCAAGAAAGCCATCGACGCGGCGCGCGAGATTCGGTCCTTGTGCTGCGTCGCCAAGATGGCAGACAAATCTGACGGATTTATCCGTGCTCGCAAGTCGGTCGAGGACGTGCGTGAATCGCTGCTCACTGCGATGGCAGAGCGCGATGAAGGTGCCCACACCGACACTGCTAGGCGCAATCCTGAATCGCCCGCACCAACCCCGCAGCCTGCGGCGCTGAAAGTCTCCGACGTTTGGGCTGCGCGTCGCAAACTCAAAGCCAATTAGGAGATTAGGTCATGTCCACTCGGCTCGAAGGCAAATACGCTGCGGAATTTCTGCTGTCGGAAGGTAACGGTTCAATTAGCCGCGAGCAAGTTGTAATCGCTGCCGCTGCTCCTGCGATGGTCGCTGGCACGGTGCTTGGGCGTATCACTGCCAGCGGGAAATTCGCTGCGTACAACAACGCAAACTCAGACGGCACTCAGACTGCGGTCGGTGTGCTCTACGAGGCTGTTCCCGATTCAACGTCCGATCAGAAAGCGGTTGCCATCGTGCGCTATGCCGAAGTGCAGCAGCTTGAGTTGACCGGCTACGACGCCGCAGCCAAGCCGGAACTTGAAGCCCTCGGCATCATCGTTCGCTAATCACCGACACAGGACTAGGAGTAAAGGACATGCCCACTCTCGACATCTTCAACAACGACGCCTTTGGTCTGCAGTCGTTGACCAAGGCGATCAACGAATCGCCGTACCAGCCGATGCTGATCGGCTCGCTCGGCCTGTTCGGCGAAGAAGGAATCAGCACGACCAGCCTCTCGATCGAGATGCGCGGTACGACCTTGACGCTGATTCCGGCGTCTGCACGTGGCGCCCCTGGGCGGCCTGAGCGCAACGACAAGTCTCGCCTGATCCCGATCAACACCGTACATCTGCCGCAGCGAGCGTCTGTGAACGCCGATGAAGTGCAGAACCTGCGCGCGTTCGGCACCGAGAACGAAGTTGAGACAGTGCAGAACCTGATCAACCGCAAACTCGGTAAACTGCGGCGCAACCTGGATGTGACGATTGAGTGGCAGCGTATTGGCTCAATCAAGGGTCAAGTGCTCGACGCGGACGGCACGACCGTGCTGCTGGACATGTTCACGACCTTCGGCGTGGCGCAGCAAACGCACCAGATGCTTCTGGCAACCGACGCGACCAAGGTCAAGAGTCTGATCGGGCAAGCGCAGCGCAAGGCGGAAGACGCGCTCGGCGGCGTGATGCATCGTGGCTTCGTCGCGCTGTGCGGCAAGAACTTCTTCGACTCACTGGTCGGTCATCCGGCCGTCGAGAAGGCTTATGACCGCTGGCTTGATGGTGCCTTCCTGCGCGACATCCAGCGCTCGCAAGAGAGCGGCTCGCCCGGCTTCCAGTTCTGCGGCGTGTCGTGGCACGAGTACAGGGGCTCGGTGTCGGGTCAGAACTTCGTGGCTGACGATGAGGCTTACCTGATCCCGCAAGGCGTGCCGGATATGTTCATGACGAACTACGCACCGGCCGATTACATGGAGACGGTCAATACCATCGGTCTGCCCTACTACGCCAAGCAGGAGATGATGCGGATGAACAAGGGCGTCGAGATCGAGGCGCAGTCCAACCCGATCTCGATCTGCAGCCGCCCGAACGCGATCGTCAAGCTGCTGCGCACCACCTAACCGTGGTGAACCCGATCCTGAGTCGGGCCGCAGAACGCATCCTCGCTCGCATGGGCGAGGATGCGTTTTTGCGTGGCACGGTCGAAACCGTGGTCAACATCCAGCAGGATGTCGAGATGACCGACGCCGAGGGCAACGTGGCCTACATCCGCTACCTTGCCCGCCTGCCGTCAAAGCACGCGCCGCAAAAGGGCGACACACTCGCCGTTGGCACCGACAACTACGTGCTCGACGCGCGAGTTGACGACGACAGTTACTTCGCCAGGTACATCCTGCGCAAGGTTTAGCCGTGGCATTCGCAGTCGTCATCAACACCCGGGAAGTCGAGCGCGTGGCGCAACGTCTAGCACAGATTGACGCTGCGGACATCAACCGGGCCTCGTTGCGAGCCGTAAATCTCGTCGGCGAGCGCGCGTACAAGGATTCGCTCACGCGCATGACCAAGCGCATCAACTGGTCCCGCGCGTACCTTGAGGAACGGATGGAGTTCGTCGCCGCAAACGACGAACGCAAGCCGCAGGCCAAGGTCGTTGCTTTCCGCGGCGGCTCGGGCAGCAAGAAGTCGGCGCTGCGACCGTCAAACCTTCGCCAGTTCGCGCCGCGGCAGATTTCGGTGCCGGTTAAGTTCGGCAACGAGTTTGCCAATGGGCCGATCTGGACAATGAGCGACGGGCGCCGCGCCGCGCAGATGCTCCGCAATCCGAGGCGTAAAGAGAAACGGCTGCCGTTTATTCTGCGCACTGGATCAACCCTGCGCAACATTCCTGTCGGCAAGAAGCAAGCGGGGATGAGTTTCGAGTTCGTCAAGGGGCGTCGCGTCGTGATCCCCTACGCTTTCCTTGGCGACACCAAGAAGGGGTCAGGTGTTCTCGTCATGCAACGCGAAAAGACCGACCGCAAAGGCAAGGGAAAGATGAAGGCGATGTACCGCCTGCAAGCGTGGTCGGTGTTCAAGAAGACTGCCGCTGTCATTCTGCCGTTCGTCCGCAAAGACCTTGAGAAGACGGTTGGTGACAACGTGACGCGCGAACTCGCGCGGAGGATTACGGTATGAGCAAGGCTAGTACGCTCGCACAGAAAGTCTCTGATCGCGTCAGCACGATCAACATCGCCAACGGGTACAGCACTGACATCGGGCTTCGCGTGTTCCGTGGCCGAGCAAACCTCGTGCCGGAAGAACTGCCTTGCATCGTGATTGTCGAGGGTGAGGACGAGATTCAGGACACCAAGAAGACCGAGGTCAAGGTACGTCAGTCGTACCAGATCGAAGGACACTCTGAATGTGATCCGCTGCACCCGAACGACACGGCGCATCTGATTCTGGCCGACTTGAAGAAATCCATCTTCGGCGTTGACCCTTCATTCGACGGCGTTGTGCGCCCGAGCGAACTTGAGTACGGCGGTCGGCAGATCGGCGTGCGCGAGGACGGCACGGCTTTCGTGTCGGCATCAATCAACATCCGCATCACCTTCGTTGAGAACCTGGCCGAGCCGTAACGCAATTGAACCGGACAGCGTTTTGCTCTCGCCACCCTTAGACTCATTCCTGTTTTCGGAGAACTACTATGGCATCTCGTGCATTCCTCGGCGCTGGCGACCTCTACATCGCGCGCTACGTCAACGGCGCCTTTGAGGACTACAGCGGTCCTTATGAGTGCGATCAGTTTGAGATCAAGCCGAACATCGACCTCAAAGAAAAGACCTCCCGTGGTCGCAGCACCTACGGCCAGGTGATCGAGTCGGTTGCGGTTCCGCAGCCTGCTGACTTGACTGTCGCGCTGTCGGAGGTCAACAAGGAGTCGTTGGCGATTGCTCTGCTTGGCACGACCGCGGTGCTCAACCAAACTTCCGGCACTCTGACCAACGAGCGCTTTGCGGCAAAACTGGACAAGTGGGTTGCGCTCTCCAAGGCGAACTTCACCGGCACGGTGACTGTCGCGGGTGACGCCGCCAGCGTGACCGGCGCAATCGCCGGTACGACTCTGACGGTATCGGCTGTCGCTTCTGGCACGCTGCATGTCGGTCAGACGCTCACTGGTTCCGGTGTCACGGTCGGCACCACGATCACGGCGCTCGGCACCGGCACAGGTGGCACAGGCACCTACACCGTGAGCGCGACGCAGACGGTTACTAGCACGGCGATCTCTGCCTCTGGCCCGACCTACGTTGACGGCGTGGACTACTTGGTGAACAAACAGCTTGGATGGGTGAAGAATCTGCCAGGCGGCGCTATCGCAAACGGACAGTTTGTGCGTGTCAGCGGTGCTTACGGCACGATCACCGGCACGGAAGTGCGCGGCATGACTGATTCACAACTTCGCGCACGATTCAAACTGGACGGCAAGAACTTCGCCGATAACCAGCCTGTGATCGTCACGGTCCACGAAGCGGTTATCGCGGCTGACTCCGCGTTCAACTTCTTGGCCGACGACTTTGCGTCGATCTCGCTGCCAGGCCGCATGAAGACTCCTGCGGGCTTCAGCGAGCCGTTCACCGTGCATCTGCGCGACGCCTAATCATCGGTTGACGGGGGCCGGCTCGGGGCGTCTGGGTTAAGACCCTGACGCCCCGTTTTTATTTGGTTAATGAGCGATGCCGACTGAGAACTCGCGCGACATCGAGCTTCGGATTGCAGCGACCACAAGTGGGTCGGAGCAAGTCAAGAAACTCGCCTCTGAACTCGATCAACTGTCCAAGGAGGGTGGTGAGGCCACCCCGGAGTTCGTTCGCCTTGGGGAAGCCCTTGATCGGGTCGCGGCGCAGGGTGATGCTGTTGCTGCGCTGAATGCTGTTGAACAACAGGTTGCGCAAACATCCTCGGCGTTCGCGGAAGCCCGCACGCGAGTCGAACAACTGCAGGCTGCGCTCAACGAGCAGCGCGCTACAACTGAGGGCTTCCGCGCCGCTCAGATCACCGCGCAGCAGGCCGTTGATCTGACGGCCAAGGGTCTACGTAAGCAAGAGGCTGCGCTCAACCTGCTACGCGCTGAGTACCAAGGTGCAGAGCGCAACACCGACGCCTATCGCGCCAAGAACCGCGAATTGCAGCGGAGCATCGCGGAACTTGAGAACACCCTGGCCGATCAGCGCACCACGCTGAGGTCTGCGAACGGTGATCAGCGGCAGAACGAGACTGCCCTGACCAGGGCTGAGGGCGCCTACAACCGCGCGTCTACGGCCGCTCGCCGTCTTGAGCAGACGCTATCCGGGCAGACTTCAAAACTCGCACAGTCTCGCGCTGAACTTGAGCGCCTTGGTGTATCGGCAACCACGGCGGCTGATGCGCAGAGCAAGGTCGATGCGGCCTTTACACAGGTCCGGCAGAAACTCAACGAGACCGCTAGAAGCTACACGCAGCTTGCGAGTGTCACTGAGGCAGTTGCTCGATCCAACGAGAGAAACGCTGCGCTTGCCCGTCAAGCCGCTGAGCAACGTGCTGACGCCGAAGCCCGTGCAGCGGCAGCCACTCGTCAGGCAGCACGTGAGCAGGAAGCCGCGGCGCTGCGCGCCAAACTCTCGACTGAGCAACAAGCGGCGGCTGCACGTCAGGCGGCTGCCGCGCAGAAGGTGCTTAATGACACGTTTGGCATAGCGGGCGTTCGCTCAACCGAAGCAATCAAGGCTGAGATTGATCAGTTATCCCGCGCACTGGTTGAACTGCGCAACAACAGCAACGTCACTGCCGCCGAGTTCAACCGTGCGTTCCAAAGTGCGCAGGGGCGTCTCGGCGCTCTGCAAGCCGAACTTAACGGGGCGCCAGAGGCCCTTGGCAGGACGAATGTCGCTCTCGGCGCGGTGCGGTCTGCATTCTCCCAACTGATCGCAATCTACGGCGTCTTTGAACTGTCGCAGAAGTTCATCGACGCGAATATTCAGCTTGAGACTCTGCGCCGCTCACTCGCTCTGGTCACGGGCAGCACTGAGGCTGCGACTCGTCAGATTCAGTTGTTGCAAGACACTGCCAGCCGGGCCGGTGTCTCTGTCGGAGAGATCAGCGCTGCCTTCATCAAGTTTCAAGCGTCGCTGAACGGCGCGAACGTCCCTCTGGAAACAACCGAGGGCTTGTTCAAAGCGGTAATCAACGCATCTGGACAGCTTGGCCTGTCCTCGCAGCGCACAAGCCTGATCCTCGAAGCCCTTGCGCAGACCGCCAGCAAGGGCGTCGTGTCAATGGAAGAGTTGCGGCAGCAGCTTGGTGATTCGTTACCTGGCGCACTCAGTTTGACCGCCAAGGGTCTTGGCATCACGACCGCTGAACTTATCGAACTGACTGAGAGCGGCCGGCTGTTGGCCGACGATTTTCTTCCTGCGCTTCGTAAGTCCCTAGTCGCAACATACGGCGAAGGGCAAACGCGAGTTGAAGGTCTGCGCGCAGCGTGGAACCGCTTCAAGAACACGCTCACCGAAACATCGCAAATCGTCGGAGATAGCGGTCCTGTATCGATTCTTTCGAAGGCGCTAGACAACCTTAGCGGCAGGATTACTGCGGTAACAACGACGTGGCGCACATTCAGCACGTTGGTATCTCAAACATCAACTAACACGCAGTTTGATCTAAGTCGGCCGATTGAGTCGCTGCGCTCATTTGGCAGCGCGGTGCAGACAGAGATTGGGCGGCTGGCTCGGCCAGAGTTCGTAAAATCAATTGCCGATTTTAGAACGGCACTTACAAACTTTGATGTCACGGATGTCGCGGCATCGTATCGCCGGTTGCAAATTGAATCCGACAAGCTGGCTGAGTCTTACAAGAAGACCGCAGATCAGTATGTCAGAACTGCACAAGAGTCGCGCAGTCTTGAACAAGAGACAACCCGCCTAAAGAACGCCGCGCAAGCGCTTTCTACGCAGGCCACTAGCACTGCAAGTGCATGGGTCGGTCTTGAAGTCTCGTACAAGAAGGTTCGCACTGAGGTTGAGAAGAACATCACTCAGGCTCAGAAACTTGCCGAGGCGCAGAAGATTCAAGGCGAAGCGTCTGTCGCTGTCGCGCAGTTGTCTCTCAACGAGCAGCAGACCAGACAGGCATCGGCAGACGCCGCCGTCAACAACGCGCTGGCTCTGCGCAATCTTGCCGATCTGCGTCAGACAGAGGCGGACGTTATTCGTGCACAGATCGAGGCTCTGCGTGCCGAAGCCGAGCGAGTCGGCGACAACACTGGTGCGCGCAGGGAAGCGATAAAGGCGCTGCAAGACACGCTTGCAATCAGGACTGCCGAGGCTCAGAAGGCTAGGGAGTCGGCAGAGGCAACGCAGATCGACGCTGAGGCAAAGCTGCTTGCCGTGCGGGTCTATCAGGACAACTCGGCCGCTCTGACGCAACTGCGCGACGCGTATCTTCAAACCGAGCGCGCGCTTAGCGTCACGATTGCACTGGAAAAGCAGGGTCAGGCCACGAAGGAGGACGTTCGCAGAGCGACCATCCTGGCAGCGGAAGCCGAAGCGCTATACCAGGATGCGGTCAACGATTCGGCCGCTGCCGTTGAGCGCAAGCGTCAGGCAATCAACGCCAGCCTAAGCGTTCAGGAAGCTAAGCTGCGCCTTGAGCAGCAGGAAATTCAAACCAGCATTGAATACGCGAAGCGCCGCGGCGATGAGCAAGCAGTCATCGAACTGACGATCCGCCAGAAGCGGCTTGAGATCGAGATCATCGAGGCGAAGGCCAGGGCGCAGCGCGAAGAAATCCGGTTGCAGCAGATTCAACTTGAGGTCGAGCGCGCGGCGCTAGACCAGTCCGATCCGCTCTACGCGCAGAAGAAGCAGGAACTTGACATCTGCATTCAACTGCTTGAGGTCAAGCGTCTTGAGACGGCTGCCACTGAGCAACAGGTCGAACGCATTGAACTTGAGATCAG